TAAGGAGGCGAACTAGCGTTGCAAAAACTCACATTACGTGGAATAGCAATGTCGACCGTAGCCTATATTACGGCAATAACAATTGGAATCTTCTCGGTATCAATGCTTACAAGCAATGCCGCGGTGAGTCCAACGACAGTACCGGAACACATCAAACAGATCGAGCAGCTTAATCCTTTATTAGCTTTAGAGGATGCAAAGGAACTAACGTCGTACGAGCTCGTAGAGCTACTTGCGGCTGTTGGTTTTGAGGGCAAGGCTCTCAAAACAGCATGGGCAGTTGTCATGCGTGAGTCAAGGGGGCATCCCACTTCTCACAACAAGAACGCCAACACCGGCGACAATTCATACGGCCTATTCCAAATCAACATGATTGGAAGCATGGGCGCTGACCGCCTGGCTAAGTTTCAGGACAAGGTAGGCATCACTAAGATGGCTGATCTACTTGACCCTGTGGCTAATGCCAAGGCTGCCTACTACATGACTGCGGGAGGCAAGGACTGGGGCTCATGGGGCTTAGGTCCTAACGCCTACGATGGTGATGCCGTCGAGCCTGCGATAACACGTTGGCTAGTCGATTTCCCTAAGTCATAATCTCAGGATAGGAATATAGTATTCACATGACTGAAGAAATTAACATCGAGCCTACAGACGACATTGCAGTTGATGCGCCTGTTGAGGCAATTGAAGTAGAGCCTGAACAAGTTATTGTTGAGGAGCCTACACCTGAGCCTGTAGTTGTAGAACAACCTAAGGCATCACATCAGGTTAGCCACGCAGTAAGTGGAGAAGACGTCGATGACGTTATACTCGCTAACTGTGTATACAAAAATGTCTATGCACGCAAGTCATTGACAGTACATCATCTGCAACGTCGACTCATCGAACTTGGTTACAAGGACGCTGACGCTGACAAGGATGGTTGGCTAGGCGATGAGACTGTAGCTTCAATCAAGGACTTCCAGGCTGACAAAGGAATGGACGTCACAGGATCTGTAGACGCTGATACCTTTATCAAGATCTTTGAAGGAGATGTACACGTACGCGTAGTACTATAAATCTTTTTCACAAGGAAGGCCGATGCTCATACAGAGTGTCGGTCTTTCTTACTTTCTAAAGAAAAAATAAAAAAATGTTGGAGACGTTTTCAAAAAAGTCTCAAAGTATACATAACCCTTTCTTACCTCCAAGCCATTTTAACCAAAAGGTACTGTTTCTGCTTCGTTTGTACACGTTACTATAAGCGCAGTTTGTACACATTCGTCTCAAAAGATGATACATTATTCTCGTGGCGCATACACCCGATCTACCAAAGAGCGAGGCAATCTTCTTAGCCTCCCTCTCCAAGGAGCAACTATGGCGCCGTGTCAAAGATCTCAACGATGCAGGCTGGACCCTACAGTCCATAGCCGATGCGTTTGACCCTCCACGTCGTCGTTCAACAATCCGCAGTTGGGTTATCAAGGATACGCCTGAGTGTGATTTCGTCACCGCGACCCCTAACCCACCTCAGCCCAAGGCAAAATCAAGACGTAAGCGTCCAAGGTCTCCAGGTATCCCGCACGACGAGCAGTTGCGCATCGCGCGCCTATCGCCTCTTGCTCGGCGCTTTCGCGCACGAACAAACCCTTCGTCTACTTCTTTCACCGCAAATCAGGAACTAACAAGTATCGCAGGACTTCTCTACAATAAAGGTGTTACCGTTTCAGAGTTAGCCCGTGCATCAGGAGTTACCTATCGCGCGATGAAACGCAGAGTAGATAAGGCGCTTACACAATGAAGATCATTCACGATTTCTTCCCCGCAACTATAGTTGCGATTGCGCCGGGAGTCCTAGAGGATTTCACAACCGCGTCTACACAGTATTCCCACGTTCCTAGCGGCAACAAGTTTTTAGAACGCGTCCGCGTTGTGATTCTTCAAAACGACCACGGCGAGCTAATCTTTATGGTGGCAGGAGATCATCACTCAGGGCCGCGGCTAATTTTCCGCGAGAAAATCTCAAACCTTAACTGGTCAGGAGATAAAGAAATAGATTCCCAGGCGCTTATGGAGTCAGGGAAGATTATGGCGTTTCGTAAGACCCAAGGTTGCTCAACCTGCGGCAGCAGACTGCGATCTTGGAGCCCGTATATAACAATGGACTCAGTAAAGGACCCTACCGAATGAACATAGATACATATATGATCGAGCGTATGCCTGTTGCACATATCATTATCCTCTCCCTATTTGTCTACCGAGTAACACGGCTCATCGTCTTGGACGAAATCTTAGCTCCGGCCCGTGATTGGATCTGGGATAGAAAGCCTCCGCACTCTTCTCAGATAGGATACTTCTTTACCTGCCCTTGGTGCGTCTCGTTGTGGGTCGCGCTCCCGGTTGTGTTTTCATACGCTCTATTTCCAAGTATGACTATCCTAGTTGGGTGTATATTTACCCTGTCCGCTATAGCGGGACTTATAACTGCGCGCCTGGATCAATAATGACCAGATGCTCCGTTAACCAACGACGAGGAGTAACACGTGGGACTATTCTCCAAGGATAGTAAAAAGCCTAACCGGGCTACCACCGGTCCTCGTCGCATCACCGCACAGGCACCTCGCCAAACTCAGCAACAATCAATAGTCTACGAAGGTGTCACCTACGCACAGACAGTTCCTTACTCTGCTCCTCGCGCTCTTACAGCCGCGGCAGTTCAGTTGCAGATTAACGACAAGGGTGAGGTTGAAAGATTTAAGCAACGCCGCACTGGCGGATCCAGTGACTGGCAATCTGAAGCTTGGGAATACTACGACGCCATCGGCGAGATCAAGTATGCCTTTAACCTCGTTGCATCTGTAGTTTCACGTATTCGTTTATACGCGGCTGTAGTTGATAACCCTGCGGAGAGTCCAGTTCCTGCACGTGACAGTAACGTTATTGACTCACGTCTTGCGGCAGCCGCAGAGCGCGCTCTATCACGTTTAGACTCCGCATACGGCGGACAAGCTGGTCTTCTAAAGGATGCAGCCCTTAATCTATCGGTTACAGGCGAGTGCTATCTTGTTCAATCGCCAGAGCGCAAAGGCTCAGGACTAAAAGAATCCTGGGATATTCGCTCGACAGACGAACTACAACTTGACTCTAAGAACGCGTATGTCATCATTCCACGTCGCGACATCATCGGAACCTCGTCTGCTCGCTCCGGCGCAGGTGCAGCTAAACTTCCTAACACGGCATTCGTTGGTCGCATCTGGAGAGCGCACCCACGCTACTCTGAAGAGGCTGATTCATCATTGCGCGGTCTACTTGATCTTTGCTCAGAGCTGCTTTTGCTTAACAGAACGTTTCGCGCAACAGCTCGTTCGCGCTTAAACGCAGGAGCCCTTTACTTACCGGACGGTCTATCTGTTGCCGCGTCTCCAGATCCTGACTATCCATATGATGACGAGAACGATCTGAATCCTGGCATGACAGCCGAGGAAGCAGCCGACGAGTTTGAGGATCAACTCATGGATGCGATGACAACTCCTATCCGTGATGAAGACTCCGCCTCGGCGGTCGTACCGCTTATTATTCGTGGACCTGCAGAGCTTGGCGACAAAATTAAGCAGTTTAAGTTTGAGCGCTCGTTTGACCCTGCACTTGCACAACGTGCAGATCGCGTCCTCGAGCGTATCCTCCAGGGACTTGATGTTCCTAAGGATATTGTTACCGGCCTTGCAAACGTTAAGTACTCTAACGCCCTGCAGATCGATGAAGCCTTATACAAGTCTCACATCGAGCCTCTTATGCTTCTTATCGCCGACGCTCTTACAGTTGCATACCTACGCCCTGCGCTTATCGCAGGAGGATTCGCGGAAGAAGACGTTCGACGTATTACCGTTTGGTTTGATCCTTCACAGGTAGCCACACGTAATGACAGAGCGGCCGACGCAGACTCAGGCTTTGACAAGATGGCGGTGTCCTACGAGACATGGCGTCGCGCTCATGGCTTTGCAGCCACCGACGCGCCGGATCCAAACGAGCTTGCCATCCGCCTTCTCGTAGAGAAGGGCTCGCTATCTCCAGAGCTTACCCAGGCAATGATTGGAGCTATCGCTCCCGAGGTTATGAAGTCTGTTCGTGATTCACAGCAGGCAGACTCAGTTGCTCCCGTTCCTCAAGAGATTCAACAGATCTTAGAAAATGCAACACCTGCAGCTCCTGCACCCGCAGAAGAAGAATTACCACCTGCACTACAGGAACCAGAAGAAGGAGCACAGTAATGCACGAATACGAAGACAAC